CAGGTCCTTCTGGAAGAAGATTATCTTCTTTTTAAAAGGTATGCACAATCCGAAGTGGAATTCATCTCAGGTTGTGGATTTCTACGGTGGACGCGAATATGAGCGCCGATCGGAGAAAAGCCGCGCATCAAGGTTTCTACAAGTCTTGATGACGGTTGATGGGGTCTTCCAGCAACGTTTTCTGGCATGCCCCGAGGAGGTGTGGACATGGGAAAGATTCGACATGTTCACATTGGGAAACCTGTGGGTCTTGATGACCGACGAGTTCCTTGACGGTGAACCAACACAATTGGGGATGGAACACCGCACGAACTACTCAGCTTTGAAAGGCATGAGGAAGTTCATCAAGCTCCAGGGCCACTTGGGCTCTAAGAACTTGATGCCGCCGATGTTGACACATAAGTGGCTGTCGCAATTCCGACCGGTTACCGAGGGATTATTGCGATTGTCGGGGGATCAGAGGACGCAGGTCCTCGGGATTCTCTCGCAGACGAGGGGTGCAGGTACACCACCACCCCTCGTCACGTTGCAAGCTAAGGTAAAGTGCCTTAGTATTCTTGCGACAGAACCAGAGCCGATGGTAGAAAGCCGCTGGTCTCTGGTTAAGCTCGCCATAGACGATCTCCTGACGGAGGTGTCTGACGAGAGTCTTACTGGGTTGGCAACAGCTGCCCGAGTAAGGGTCTCCTCTAACGCCTGCTATGAGCAGACGGTGAAAGAGGGGGGTACCGTGGGGGCCATCAATGAGATGGTTTATACGGCGCAAGCCGGTCGCAAGATTAGGATTATAAATCTTGAAACCGGGGTGACCGTCGCTTATCTAGGGATAGACGAGACGACGGTCGGAGAGTACATATTCTGGCGTTGCCTGGAGGAAGTACTCTCAACACCACCGCATGAGCTACGGAAGTTGCGCATGTCGATGGTTGCAGAACCTGGTAAGGCAAGAGCCGTAACCATGGGTCCGGCCTGTTTAAAGATCGTTTTAGATGTTATACACAGGCTGATGGCCAAGCCTTTTTCAAAGGCTTTCCCGTCATCCACATCGGGAATGGAAAAATCCAATCACGGGTGGAATGTGTTCAGGGACTTCTTTACGGAGCCTCTGAGCACGATCATCTTCTCCAAGCAGCGCGAGGAGAGGAATGAGGCCGGTGATACCCTGTATAGGGAGATCACCTGGCGCGACGTGTTCTGCTCCTCGACGGACTGGAACACGGCGACAGATCTCATGCGGCATGATGTCGCAAGTTAC